AGTAATATAAAATTATACACCATGTCAGTAAAAAAAGAAAAAATCAACGGGAAAATGATTTATGCCTCAATTAAATCAACTAGTCTTAAATCTGCATCTTACGACACTTTAAAAGAAAACTTAAGAGTGTTATTTAACAGCGGAGTTGCTTATGAGTACCAAAAGGTACCATCAACAACTTTCACTAAGTTTAGATTGGCTAAATCACAAGGTAAATTCTTTAACGAGAATATCTCAAAGAACTTTACTTACAAAAAAGTTAAAAGTATCTAACTAAATTTAAACCCCTCTAAATGAGGGGTTTATTTTTTGATATTTATTATCTATACTATATAAACAATATACTATGGGTATTATATCAGAAAAAATAGAAGGTAAGTTAATTACCGTTACAATCCAATCATCCAATCTTAAAGAGGCGATTTATAACACAGAAACTGAAGATTTAACCGTAACATTCAATAACGGTAGTATTTATGTGTATAATAAAGTTCCTTGGACTAAGTTCACCAAATTCAGGTTAGCAGAATCCCAAGGGAAACATTTTAACGAGAATATCGCTAAAACACATAAGTACAGTAAAAAAGGATGAGTTTATTTGAAGAACTTATTGAGGGAAAAAAGAAAGACAAACAAATTGTAAAATCTTTCGAAACAAAAGAAACCTTATCTGATCAAATTTTTGAAGAACAGAAAAAGGGTCATTTTGTTATGCGTGAAGATATTAGAAAAAAATTATTAGAAATATCTGACGATTTTGTTGAATCTTTTGGTGTTGATTTTTTTATACACGATATAGTTCTTACAGGTTCTTTAGCAAATTATAATTGGTCACAATACTCGGATGTTGATTTACACATCATAATCGATTTTGAGGAATCGAAATATGAAATGGAATTATTAAAAGAGTTTTTTGATGCGAAAAAGAACGTGTGGAACGAAAAACACAATATTAAAATAAAAGGATTTGATGTTGAAGTTTATGTCCAAGATATAAGTGAGGATCATATTTCATCTGGTGTTTATTCTATTTTACATGGAAAATGGGTTATTGAACCTAAAAAAGAAGAACCAAATATCGACGATCGAAAGATATTAGAAAAGGGGGAAGAATACGGTAAAAAGATAGATAAATTAGTATCAATCGGTATTAAAAAAGACACAATTACCCATATTGAAGGGTTAAGAAAGAAGATAAAAGAGTTTAGACAAAGTGGATTAGAGACAGGAGGAGAGTATTCTTATGAGAACCTAACATTCAAATTACTTAGAAGAAATGGATACATTCAGAAACTTCTAAGATTAAAAACAGCATTAACAGATAAGAAATTGTCTGTAGCACAATAAAGAACCTTATTTTTTTCTATATATCTATGTATTTATAGGATAAGAATAAGTATATCTAACAAATTATAAAATGGCAGAATTAAAACCACTTGGTAGTGAAAAACTTAACTCAGACGATAAATTAAAAAGAATCCTTGAGTTAACCTACTTCAACAACAATAAGAAAAATTCAACATCTAAAGCTGATTTAGTAAAAGAATCAACTAATGGTGGTGTATATGGTATCGTTAAAGAAAAAGACGGTTACTATGTAAAGAGAGGTTTAAACGAATCGTCACTTGATTATATCGGTGGTATGTTTATGAAGAACAAAAACAAATTTTCTTCATATTCAGATGCGTTTAAAAGACTTGAATTTATTAAAGGTCAAGAGGAATTACAAGAAGCTACAAAATATGTGTTAAAGCAAAACAAACCTCAACAAGAGGCTCCAATGCCAGAACCACAAATAGATTTACCACCGGCACCAGCTCCTGATGCTTCAGGTGAAACACCCGCTCCTTCTCCTGAAGGTGAAGCTCCAATGGATGCACCTACAGACGCACCTCCTGCTGAAGGTGGTGAAGATGCTGGTAAGAGATCATCTTATATGGCCGAAGCTCAAAAATACGCAGGTAAATTAGGTCAAGAATTAAGAGACTTACATGATAGAATGGAAAGTGATGATATTAAATACATTTTAAACATGATCATTTCTGCAGTTGATTTAGACAAGTTATCTGATGAAGATGTCGAAGATATCGCTAAGAAGTTTGAAAGAGAGGAAGAATCTGAAATGGGATCTGAGGAACCAACAGGTGAAGAACCTGCACCATCTGCAGAACCAGAAGCTGAAATGAACGAATATGATTCAATGGGTGCTTTAGATGAGTTTATCAATACACCAATGGATACAGATGAAATTAACTTATCTAAGTACGCAATTAAAGAAGAAGGTAACGAAGATCAAGACGACATTCAAGAATTAGATTTAGACGAAATTAAAAACGAAATCAACAACAGTATCAATAGTACCCTACACAAATATTTTAAATAAAATGCATTTAATATATGTCAATGAAATCGGTTCAGATTACAAAGGTCAAAAACAGTACGAATTCGTATTCAGTGAAAGTACCGAAATTGATATGGGTGATTGGTTTGCTATACCTGCATCGTCTTGCCAACGATCTAAATCGCCTGACGTCGAATATGTTGATGTAGTTGGTTTATTAAAAGATACAGATTTACAATTAGAATTAATACAAGACTCCGATTTTTTCGGAGTTATTGATGCTGTAGATGGTGTAATATCATTGGCTTGGGAAAAGTTTGATTTTGAAAATGAGTTTGATAGACTTACTTTCAAATTTGGTGAACCTATTGAAAGTGTTACAAAAAAATTAAAAAATAGGAATTATAATTTATTAAACGAAGAAATAAAAATAAAAGAAATATGAAAAGAGACATTATAGTTAGTCAGTTAATCAAAGAAGGATTTTCTGAAAAAACATTGGTTAGATTTAGTGATAAACAACTTTCAGATTTACATGAAAGAATTGTTACCACAACTAAGGCAATGGCATCAAATCCTGATATTCAAAAATTGGCTGACGACCCAAATAAAACTGTAGAGGTTGAGGAGGAATTAAAGGGTAAACAAAAGAACATTGATAAAAACCATAATGGTGAAATTGATGCTGAGGACTTTGCAATTTTAAACAAAGAAAAGAAAGGTGAACCTAAAGAAGATGTAAATGAGGCTGATATGGGTTTAACCGTAAAAGGTTCAAAATCAAGTAGTTCATCTGTATTTGGTGGAGTACCTAAAAAATCAAGTTCTCCTAAAAAGAAATCTACCCCTAAGAAAAAAGAAGAAGGTGAAACTGAAGAGGGAGAAGTGGATGAATCATTAAATGGTCTTATGCTTGGTGTAATTAAAGACAAATTAAGTAAAGATTTAGGTAGAGAACCTGAAGACCACGAAATTGATAAAGCTCATGAAGATTTTGTCAATAGTTGGAAGAAAGATAATGAATCAAAAGAAAGAATGAAAAAAAATCCTTATAAACCAGAAAAACGACCTAGCCCAAATTTTAACGGTCATAAAAAGAAAGAAGAAGAGAAAGAGGGTGATTATCACAATGGAAGAAGTGAAAAAGCATTAGAGAAATCTAAAGAAGATTTCCCACAACTTAAAAACATTAAAAAATGTGAAGAGTGTGGAAAGGTTGAATCTAAATGTAAGTGTAAAAAAGAAGATGTTAAAGAAATAAAAAATTGGGTTAAAGGTTTGGTAGAGAACAAAGAATTTCATAGTTTTACGTCTAAAAACGAAATTATGGAACTTATTCAAACTAAACTAACTGAATCAGATACAATGGTTCAACACGGTCCTAAAGTTAAAAAGGGACACAACGGTATTCCTGAGTTTATGTCATATGATGCTATTGTAAGTGCTGAACCAAAAACTGCACCTTCAAAACCAGCACCATCAACTAAACCAGGTACAAGACCTACACCAACAAGAAGAGAAGACCCAAGAAAAACTCCTTTTCTACCTGGTACAGGGCCAAACCCTAAACCAAAGGCTAAAATAGCTGAGGAGAAAAAAAAGTAAGTTAAAATGCAATTTTCTAAAGAAAAACTGTTATCTTTAATTCAAGAAAATTTGAATGAAATGCCAATGGATTTTGATAGTCAGGATAGACCTGACCAAGGGGTACAAGATGACTTAGCGGCGGGAGAAACTCCACTACAAAAAATACCTTTCCCTGAAACAGGTGAAGAACCTAATAAGAACTTCCAAGAACTTTTAGCTTCAGAAAGATATAAGCAAGTTGTTGCTAAAATGAGACAATATACCGGTACAAATGCCACCATTAGAGGTACACAAGGTATGACCCCGTTGATGCAACAAATGATGAGTGCTCACAACCAAATCTTACAGTTTGAACAAAACCACAGAGGAGAATTAGAACAATTAGCGGTTGAATTAGTTATGAAAGAATTAGGTATTCCTGAAGGATCGGTTCAATACGACGCAAAAATTATCGGTATGGGTGAATTTAACCCTGAAGATTTTAATCATGATGAGGAAGAAGAAGGTGGCGAAGAAGAGGGAGGTGAAGAAGAAATGAATTTTGGTAACGAAATTGAAATTGTTAATGATTTAGAGAAACTTGACTTAGAGAAAGCAAAGAGAAGATTTATAAACACGATTATACAAGGTGCATCTAAAAGAGGTCATTACATGTATCATTACGCTGAAGAGAGAATTGGTCAAATTGTCGGTAACGACAGACTTGTTGGCCTTTACGGTATTATGATGTCTGTGAATGATGCTTTATATTGGCAATTACCTAACGATACTATGAAAGCAATGGGTCGAGCTGGTAATATTGCAGGTAGAGAAGATGTTGATAGACAAACAAATCCACCAACAGTTAAAGCAAGAGCAGTAAATTTTCCAGTTTTAATACACGAATTGATTAAAGGAACTTTAGAGTTAGTTGCATTACAAGGTAGAAAAAGAGATGAAGAAGGTAACGAAGAAGATTTTACTGATATCGAGAATAGTGAAGATACATTAGAAAAAGAAATGTGGGATTTACGTTTAGGACCTGCAATTTGGGATAGAATTAGATCTAAATTCCCTGAAGACGTATTGACTGATGAAGATAAAGGAATTATACAAATAAAGGTATTTCAAAGTATATTTAAAAAACCAGCTAAGGAATTTTTAGTATTCATGAAAGAAGTAGTTTCTAATTCTGAAAACGGAAATCGTTTAATAGAAACATTAGTTCGAGCAATTGAAGAAGATATCAACAATTATGATTACGAACAAACAATGGCGGAATTTGATGAGGACTTAACAGGTATTAGTGACGAAACTGATAACGATGAATTAAAGGGTTTTTTAAATAATTTAGGTGTTGATTTACCAAGTGGAGGTGATGATGAGGAAGATGACGATGATAGTCTATTTGACGAGTTAGGGTTAGACAGACCTACGAAATAATACAAAGGTGGTTTACAATAACCACCTTTTTTTGTATTTATACATATATGAATAGTAGAGCAGAACAATTAATGGAGTATGCTAAGATCATGAAAGATACACCATATGCACTTAGAACGTATTTACAAACATTCGATAATACACAGAAGAAGTATGTCCCAATGGACTTGTTTGAAGATCAAATTCAATTAATTAACGATTACGAAAATTACAACGAAAACATTACAAGAAAATATAGACAAGCGGGTGTTACAACAGTTACTGCAGCTTGGTTATCAAAAAAATTACAATTAGCAAAACCGGATAATCCTGAGAGAGTTCTACTTATTGCGAACAAACGTGATACTGCGGTGGAGATGGCTAATAAGGTTAGACATTTTATAGAACAGTGGCCTGATTGGATTAATGTAGGGTTCTCACCCGATAAAAACTCAGAAAGTAGATTTAGATTAAACAATGGATGTGAGGTTAAGGCGGTTGCAACATCGGCGGATGCCCTTCGTGGTTATACACCTACCATACTTGTATTTGATGAAGCTGCGTATATTGAAGCGGGTGATGATTTTTGGGCTGCATCTATGGCATCCCTATCAACGGGTGGTAAGATTATTCTTATCTCCACGCCAAATGGTTATGACGCTATCTATTACGGTGTTTACGACCAAGCATTACGTGGAATCAATGATTTCCATATAACTGATTTAAGATGGTTTAAAGACCCTCGTTATACAAAAGATTTATGTTGGATTAAATGCCAAGACATCTGTCACTACATGTTGAATAGAGAACAATATAACGATGATGAAGTTGTTCTACACGATTTTGATATGAAAGAGTATAATAAACTAATTGAGGATGGTTAT